ACTTTCTCAAGTGAAGATGCCGCAAGATACATTAACACTCTTGAGTCCAATCTATCATCAGGCAACAAATATATGTGGTCAGAGGCGCAAGTTACACAGTCTGCTGTCCCAGTTAAGCGGGCAAGAGACTGTGTAGATTTTAAGTATAAGCAGGAGAACCTTGGGCCAAGAGATGAGTCAAACGCTGAACTTATAGACTTGCATGAGGAGATATACCAAAAGCTTAAGTACTGTATAGACGACTATGCTAGGTATTGGGGTATTAACGTCGTATATTACGAAGCTTTTAACTTTGTAAAGTATGAAGGGGCAGGGACTCACTTCAACATTCACGCAGACCACGGTCCTGCATACAACTGCACAGTATCTGCGGTTATTTATATTAACGATGATTATGAAGGTGGAGACCTTAAGTTCCCAAGACTTGATAACTTAGTTTATAAACCAAAAGTAGGGGACATTGCAGTATTCCCATCAAACTATATTTATGAGCACGCTTCTCTGCCGATGGTTTCAGGTACAAAATATTGCGTTGTTGTGATGACAGACATTAACGAGTTAGGCCACAAGTAATGGCTTTAATAGCCATATTTAGGTCTTTTCGTCCGTGGATAGATAAGAAGCATATTTCTGTTCCCGTACCAACACAAAAAGAAATGCCTGCTTGGTATAAAGATGCAGACAGATTTGCAAAAATGCCAAGTGGGGAATACTACAAAGCTCCAAAAGAGATTTGCCCATTCCCTAAAGAGGGTACGACAGATGACTATGGAAAAATTCCTACGTGGAAAGCGTGCCCAGCTATTATGGACGCCTTTACAACTGGGTACATCTTTAAAACACCGTGCGACTTAACTTTCTACAAAAATAATCAGGGAATCATAGATGTAAAAATTGATAACCCTAAGTACAAAGATTTCTGTACCCAAAGGCCCCCAATGCCACAGTTTGAGCATCCAAAAGGATACTATCAAACTCATTTTGCTTGGAGCTCTCCTTGGGGACTAGAACTTCCAGAGGGATACAGCGCACTGTTTATGACCCCAATAAATAGGTTTGACTTACCATTCCTAAATACTACTGGCGTTGTAGACTCAGACAAACTTCACTTACTTGGAACTTTCCCATTTTTTCTTCCAGAAGGTTGGGAAGGTACCATTCCAGAAGGAACTCCGTATATGCAGGTTCTTCCGTTTAAAAGAGAAAACTGGGAACACAAAATAGACATTCCAGACCAATCTACAATGTATGATAAATTAGTAAAGAACATGCAATTTTACCGTCAGCCTGATGGCGGCATATACCAAACCAAAGTTTGGTCAAAACGAGACTACAAATAGGAGAATGTAATGCAAACATGGACAGAAAAAGTTGATTTAGGCAGTGGCATCTTTTGCTATAAGGGCGTCATCAATAAAGACATTGATGTTATAGGTAGAATTGAAGCAAACCTTAAGCCAGAAGGAGATGTGACTGGATATGCTTGGCAACCCGCGTATGTTGGGTATAAGCAGCTTATGCCAGAGTACAGAGACTGCAACGACTTCAAGTTTAAGAAGACAGACATTGAAAACGACAAGAGTCAGGTCAGTTTAAACCTTCAATCTTTGTGGCAAGACTTATACGACGTTAAATTGCCTGCGGTTCAAGACTATTCCAAGATGTACAACATTAACAATCTAAAGTACTGGGAAGCATTCAACTTCATTAAGTACGGTCCAGGACAGCACTTTATGGAGCATCATGACCATGGATTTTCTTATAACTGTACAGTTTCTTTAGTTGGATATCCAAATGATGACTATGAAGGTGGCGAGCTTTACTTTAGGTTACAAAACTTAAAGGTTAAAGCAGATGCTGGAGACCTGTTTATTTTCCCATCAAATTTTATGTACCCACATCAAGCAATGCCAGTAACCTCTGGAATTAAGTATTCTATTGTAACAATGCTTGATTACAGCAAAAAGTTTCACACCCCAGAGATGTATAGCGCAGAGTCAGATTAATGTTTAACATCTCCGTTGAAAAGACACAGGGGGCTCTTTTTGATGTCCAACCTATGTCAATTAAAAGAGACTGGATGGATGCAACATCAGAAAATCATGCTTACAGGTGTTTTCCAGTAACCCAGTCAAATGTAATTGGCTGGAGTCTATCGTGCTTACAGGACATTGAGTTTATTTGGGATGGAATAAACGACCAAACACCAGACCGTGTCCAAGTGTTTAGTCCAGAAGGGGCTTATTCTGGTAGAGGTCAATCCTCTATAAGCTTAAACACGGGACTGGTTTTTAGAACAGATGAAGATGTCAGTATCTTTACCATTAACCCAGTAAATTATTTTAGTGATGAGTTTGAAACCATGTCGTCCCTAATCAGCACATCTTTTTACGACAACCCATTGCCTTTAGCTATCAAGGCAAAGATTGCAAATAAGAGGGTAGTTATTAAGGCTGGAACCCCAGTCGCCACAATTATCCCGATATCTTTGTCAAAGTTAAATGGAACAAACATTGAAGTTGTTGAGTACCAAGACCCAGGTAACAAACGATTAAACGCCAACATGTCCTATGGGGATGCCGCACAAACGGTAAACTCTGCTGGAAAATGGACAGATTGGTACAGAGACGCTGTAAACGAAAAAGAAGAAACCCTAGGCTCTCATGAAGTAAAAACCCTAAAATTAGGGGTAATAGATAAAACGAAAAGGGATACACTATGAGTATGGAACAAAACAAAGATTCGTATACTGTAGCAAAAAGAACGCCATCTATGACCCCGTCAGGCTGGTTTGGGGATAGCAAAGACATGATTGTTGAGCTAGAGAACTTCATGACCCAAGAAGAGATAGAGTTCTTAGAAAAAGCTGCTAAGTCTTTAACAATTTGGGATGTTACGGAAAGCCATACGAATGAGAATGGGACCGTTACCTACGACTCAGACTATTGGAAAGACCGAGTCGCAACTCAACCAACACTAGACAAAAATGACCCAAAAATATCCCCAGTAATTGCTGGGCTATTTCAACGACTAAGACCAATTATTGAAGAGTTCTACCAGGTAGAAGTTATACCAACTGGGACAACTATTGTTAAATGGCTTCCTGGGCAGTTTCAAAAACCACACGCTGATAAAGAGCTCCACGAGGGCCCCGACGCTGGAACACCTAACGACTTTCCAAACTATGACCTATCAAGTTTGTTTTATTTAAATGACGACTATGAGGGCGGAGAGCTGTACTTCCCACTACAGGGTGTGCAGTTTAAGCCTAAAAAAGGCGCTGCTTACTTCTTCCCAGGTGACAAAAACTATATTCACGGGGTTACTGAAGTAAAAAGCGGCTTACGTTTTACATGCCCATTTTTTTGGGAAATAACAAAGCATACAGGAGACAAACAACCGTAAGGACAGGTTACAATACAACTATGAAATCAATTTACGATATCCCACTTAACTCAGCTGAGGGCTCCCCTGACTTCTTAAGTCAATTTAAGGGTAAAGTAACCCTGTTGGCTAATACGACCGTTGGCTGTGGTAACGCTAATCAAATGGAAGTTCTTCAATGGCTTCAAGATAAGTACGGTGGAGATGATTTCCAAGTGATTGCTATTCCTACAAATGACTACTGTGGACCTGGCGTTACTAAAGGAAAATGGTCTGAAGGCATAACCTGTGGCTTAGACTCGCAAGAGTACGGCAAAGAGGTTTATGGAACTACGTTTCAATTTTCAGAAATGGTTTCATCAAACCCAAACAAAAGTGCTACTGAGCTTAGCCCTTATAAGGGAGATGATTCTGTAAATGGCTTAGGGCAGCCTAGACAAGAAACTCATGAACTATACCGTGAGATTAGAGACCAAATGTTTGCGTTTGCTGAAAAACAAAGAGAGCTTGGCATTCCAGACAGAGATGGCTATTTGTCACCTTGGCTAAATCAACCTGTAGCTAATGGCGCAATGCAAGGCGGAAACTTTGAAAAGTACCTTATTGATAGAGATGGGTATGTTGCTAATTGGTTTCAATGCACAGTATTAAACTACGATATTGAAAAGACACTGAAAGAAGCCCTAATAGCTGCTGGAACCCCAGCTACCTTGGGAGAAGGTAGAACTCAAGAAGTATTTGAGGAAGAGTACGCCCTTGTTCAACAAGAGATAGAAAAGTTAATTGCTGGAGATAAATCCCTATTAAATAACTAAACGGAGTAAAGCACAATGAACCTAGCGAACAAAAAAAGGCTAACAAAAGACATCGTTGTTTATGAGAACTTTATAAGCAAAGAAGATTGCAAAAAGATGATTCAAGCCCTAGATGCTCAAGCAGACAATGGGGCAATTTCTTGGATGCCAATCTCATTTTACGAGTCATATTCTTCTGTTTTGCCACAAGACAACGACCAAGAGGTTATTGACGCTGGTCTATCTCCAACTATATTTTCAGATATTGAAAAGGCAATGCCTGAAGCAATTGCTTCAGTCCACGACCTTGACCCAAAAACAATCTGTAAAATTGGGTACCACACACAGAAGTGGGAGCCAGGAGCATACGCAAGAATTCACTCTGACAACACAGATGCTGAAGGAAACTCAGGTGCGTTTACAAGAAGCCGCTACGCAGGGTTTCTATACTTAAACGATGATTTTGAAGGTGGGCTTTTACGGTTCCCAGCACAAAACTTAGAGATTAAACCAGAAGTTGGGCTGCTTGCTGTATTTGACGGCGGGTTTAACAATATGCACGAAGTATCTCTTATTACAGGTGGTGTCAGATAC